CACCAACAAGTACATCACCTGTTGTTGTGCCATCTACTGTTAAATTTCCTGTTGTAATTACAGTACCAGTTACATTGGGTAAAGTAATTGTTCTATCTTGTGTTGGTTCTGCAGCCGTTAAAGATGTTTCATATGCGTTTGCTAAGAAACCTTCAAAAACTAAATTTGCACCATCTAAAATAATATCTGCATTTGTAGTCGCACCGTTTGTTACTACTGTTTGTAGATTAACGGAACCAGCACCACCTACTTCTTTAACAACATTAGCAGTGGTTTTAGTATAAAACTTACCATCTGTAACATTCATGGCCAACTCGCCAACGGCTAATACATTGGCAGCTGGTACACTTAATGCCGTTTCACTTCTTTTTGGTTTAATTACCGTTGACATTATTTGCTATGTTTTCTAATATGTTTAATAAGTTTATCTTTTGTAAGTCTTTTGTCTAACTCAATACCAATTTTTCTACCAAGTTTTTCTAACTCAGCTTTGGTTAAAGTTTTTAAGTGTTTTAAATCTGTGTTAATTTCTTGTTCTTTAGTTAATACTAAAGGGTAGTCTAAATTAAAAAGACTTTTAAATTTTTTCCATAATTTCATTAGAATGAACCTCCATCAACTGTCACAATTGCCACATCACCTGATGTAACTGAAAAATTAGAACTTGTAAATTTAGCAACACCGATATTTGATGTACTTGCTAATTCACCTGCGATTGTCAAAGTATTACCAGAAGCACTTGTATTTAAACCTTCGCCTGCTAAAAACTCCATCGGGTTACCAATTTGAACTTGACCTTGTGTAGAGCCTTCGTCTGTAAATACAAAGTTTTCTATCTTCGCACCATCAATACTACCTGCTAACATTGCATTTGTAATACCTAATGCTTTAACTCTTAATGCGTCTGCGTTAACTTCAATAGATGAACCGTCAACTTCAACATCCATTTGATTACCAGTTTTACTTAAAGCTGCACCTGCATTTATTTGACCTGCACCAGAGAATTGTGTTACATCTAATGCTGTTGTGCCAAAAGTAGGAGCGCCTGTGTGAGTAAATACATAACCGTTATCTCCGTTAGCAGTACCTTCTTCTACGAATACAAATGAACCACCTGATAATTCAGCAGGTTGGTCTTCAGGAGTTGCTCTTGTTAAAACCCAATTTGCTGAACCTGAACCTACAGTTGTTAAAACATAGATACCGTTTTGAGCTGCTGTTGCTTGGTCTTTAACTAAAACTCTATCGTTTTGACTTGGCGTTACACCGTCAACTTCAAAAGCTGCTTGTGAAGCAGAGTTTGTTAATGTTGCACCAACACCGGCAGTACCGTTTGAATAAGTTGCCTGTAAGTTTGCTGTAGTAGCAACTCTTGTTGATGGTTTTGCGTCTAGTCCTTGTGCAACTTGGTCAACATAAGCTTTGTTTGCTAAAGATTGTGTTGTAAATCCTGCTCTGTCTTCGTAACCACTTGGTACTGTAACTGTTCCTGTTCCGTGAGGAGAGAAAACAATATCAGTATTACTAGCAGTTGTTGAAACTGTAGCACCGTTAATTGTAATACTATCAACAACTAAAGAGGTTAATCCTGCAATGTCTGTTGTAGCTGCACCTAATGTTAATGTAGAGTTACCTAAAGTAGTTGTAGGATTTGCTAAGTTAGCATTTGTGATACCTGCACTACCTGATAAATTTGAATTTGTTAATGATGTTGCATTGATAGCTACATTATTATCTGTAACTACTGTTGCCATACCTGCACCACCAGAGAATGTTAATGTTTCGGCAGTATTGTATGTGTCTGTTCCTGTGTCACCTGCTAAATCAATAAACTGATTAACAGTTGCGAAATCTAAATTACCTGAACCATCTGTTTTTAGGAATTGTCCTGCTGAACCATCTCCGTCTGGCAATACGAAAGTAGTTGTAGCAGCTACATTATTTGGAGCTTTTAAACCTATAAAGTTAGAACCGTTATTTGTTCCTTCATTTAATTTTACTTGACCACCTACTGTAGCACTATTACCAATAATCATTTGGTCAATTGCTAAGTTAGTGTCTGCTATGATTGCTGAACTACCTGTTAATGTACCAGCAACATGGTCTAACATGTCAGTAAAATACTGACCACCAATTACTGAAATATTATTAGCGTCACCTGAACCGTCAACGCCACCCTCACCAACAAATAATCTATCACCTAAATTACCTTGTGTTCCTGTTCCATAAGTATAACCTAATTCACCTAGTTTCAGCGTACTCGGGGCGGTAGTACCTGAACTTCTTTTTATCTGAATTACTGTTGCCATCTAAAACTCCTAAAATGCTCCTGCGTTTAAAGTCAATGTTCCTGTTGTTGTAACAATTTCATTTCTAGCTACAAACTTTGCGTCACTTGACCTATATTGTAATATTGCTCCGTCTTCTAATGAAGAAGTGTCCACATCTCCCAATTGTTTTAATTGAAGAGAACTATTTTGTGCCGCTTGAGCAGAGGGCAAGGCAACGGATACTTGTTGTGGTCCTTGTGATGTGTTTACATTAATCTTTGCTGTAATATCAGGCATAATTTCTCTCCTTGGGTATATTTATAACAAAAAAGAGTTTAATTAGATAGATACTTGTGGTCTAACTGTAATAACACCCTCAATAACTCTTGTTATTGTACTAGATGAGGTCTGTAATATCTCTAAATCGTAAACATATCTACCATCTTCTAGTTGTGCTGTTCCATCAGCACTTAAAGACATAGTAATTACACCTGAAGTAGCGTCAGCGGCTACTGTACAAGTTATAATTGTTCGTGTTCTTGTTGATGAATAACCTTTGGCCATTCTAGCTAATGCTGTATAACCAGTTAAATCAAATGGATTACCATTTGCGTCTTTGACTGTGACATCCGAAGTGAATGTCGTTCCTTGGTCTATTGTTAGGTTAGCTATAGCTGCCATCTATTTCTCTTCCGGTACTTCTTTTTTTACTAAAACTGCAATTTTTTTATTATAATGTGTTGTTAGTACATCAATCTTTTCAAGCTCGATTGTGTGTCGTACTTTAGAAGCCTGAATTTCTTGTCTTACTATTAAGTAATTTTGCAATTCTGGACTCAATTTTGCGACATCAAATTCTTTGCCATCAATTAATACTGTATTCATAATTATCTCCTTATTACTATTTATAAAAGTTTTCTATGTCTTTTGTACCATTTAAGGTAAACATTAATGCTATCCTAGGCTTATTACTCATATTGACAACTGCATGTTTGTAACCTATATTCAAGAAATTAGCTGTACCATTTTCTAATCTATACGCCTCTATCTGTTTATCTCGCTCAAATAAATTGATTACATTTTCACTACCATAAATTGGTATGATACATCTCACACCATAATTGATATCATAATCTACATGCCAAGGTATCATTTTACCTGGTGCTAATTTAGTTATTCTAATTCTACTTGCTTCTGAATTACATTGTGATACAATTTGTTCAAAGTAACTATCTGTATATTCTGGTGTAGGTACATTATATAAGTGTTCTTCTTTTCTTCTCAATCTCTCTTTGATACTTGTTGTATGAGGTAGTATCTCACTTGGTGTAGTCAAATTGATTTGTTCGAAGTTATCATATACACTTTTGACTAACTCCTCGTGGTTCATACACAACATAGGATTTGCTGACCTTACATCTACAAATTTATCAGCTAGTTTATCAGTTGCATAACGCAACATATTTAAATCAATATTAAGATTTAAGTCTGCTACCGTTGGTAGATTATGTTTAGATAATTTGTCCATCATGTTCCCTCTTAATTATAAAATCAGATACAGGTTGCCAATTGTAATCCCCATGTAATCGAATGCTGTACACATATTGTAACATTTTTCCTGTAGTAAATAAAAAACTCTTTTCTAATTGTAGTTTTGTCCACCACTCTCCTGTTGTAAACTTTTTAAATTCCTTATCAGTCATTTTCTTTTTTCTTTGATATAGGTTATTTATCGCTTTATTTCTTATGTCATGTGTGATGTATAATATCTTAAAACCTTTTTCTCTTGCCCATTTTATTTGATGTTCAGCCATAATTAAACCACAATGAGTATGCCTAAACTCTTTTAAGATATGATAACGACAAACTCTGACTGCAATATCTTGGTCATTTGTATAGTGTGAACTTTCAGCAGCTGATATAGATATTAGTTTATCATCTTTAAAAGACATCCATGTTTCTATTTCAGGATTATCTGGATTATATTTTTTATATGTTAAACTATCATTACCCTCTTTAAAGGTTTGTAATCTAAACCTTTCAATCATAGGCCAATACTTGTTAGGATCCTCTGAATATCTTTTTACTATCATAGTAATTTAGCGTGGGCGACTAATCTTCTACCACAAAATATTTCTGCCTCTACAATATGTTCTTCCCAAAAACTATACTGTTGCATATCATTTGTAATAGATTTTAGTTTTAATCTTTCTTCATAATACTTTTGGTTGTGATATGGTTCTTGAATTACTGCATTACTACAATTATAAAATTTCATAATATCTGTAAACATTTTAAAATGGTCTTTTTCATACAACAATACACCACTAAAGATTATACAATCAACTTTGAAATTAACATCTTTCAATGTTGCCCAATCTCTAACTTCATATTGATGGTTCGGCCATCTTTTTTGTGCTAACTCTATAGGTTCAGGTGATGTATCAAAACCATAATACTCATACTCTTTATAATTTTTGTCATGTAAAAAATCATTAATAGGTCCATGTCTGCAACCTACATCTACGATACCTTTGAAATCATTTTTAATAATTATATCTGCTTGTGTTTCAAAAATAGGTCTGGCTTCTAGTGTGTCAAGATATGACATATCTCTAAATGCATATCTTCTTTTCATAGGTATTTCACCAGAATCAGTTACGATTTTTGGCCAAGGTATTTCTCTACTTATAGACATTTTTAAAATCCGATGCTATTCGCCATAATAAACGATTGTTATCCATAACAGGTGTTCTACGGTGTAAACTTGTAAATTGGTCCATTAAAAGTAAATCACCCTCTTTAAATATATGATGATATTGATATTGTGATTTGAATATCTTTGGTTTTAGTTTACTGATTAACTCTTCATGGTCAATTTGTTTTTTGCCTTCCCATGCCTTACAAATGAAGTGATATGGAAAGTAAAAATATTCTGACATGTTATGTGGGTGTACATCTACCAACTTACGAATACTGCCTTTATTTTTACTCATAAACTCTAACTCGGGGTCACCTTCTTTTAAATCATATATTGTATTGTTTTTAAATTTTAATCTGATTGTAATAGAACGATAATACTCTTGTTCATCTTTAGACATATCATAAAAAGGTTTTGAAGTATTACACACACTTAATGTGGTATTAATATCTTCTTTAACACAATATAGACCTATCAATATCTTGTCAATTAAATGTCTTGAATTACCATTTGAATGCCAACCTAATTCAGTATCACCAAACATACCTATTTTCTTACCGTCAACTGTTTTAGCTGTGACTAAAAAGATTTCTGGATAATCTTTTGGATTCATAAACAAATCAGGTGATTCACATTCACCAAATCTTTTCATAAAATCAATATAATCATTTTCTTTTAGATTTTGATTATACATTACAGCTACACCGTCTTGGTGTATAACTCTTGCTAATTGTCTTATATGTCCGTCATCAAGACTTTTAATGTCTTGAATTGTCTTAAATGGTTCTATCATAATATACTTTCTACCTTTTCTTTAAATTCTTGAAAACTTACATCTTCAGGAATATTGTTCCATCTTGTAACCCAAGCACATCTAGGTGCCTCTGTTATAACCACTCTATGCATTATATCAGTTTTTATTAATAAGGGTTTATCAACTACAATATGTCCTATTTCTCTATCACTCAAAAACTTTTCAAATTCAGGTGTGCCTTGACCCATTTCTTTTTGAGCATAAAATTCATGGTAGTAAGCATGACCATGAGCATTCTTTTCTGGCAAATAAATTTCTTCATCTTTTGTTTCATAATAAACTATTTTTGAATTGCCATGTACAGGTATTACTATATTGTAACCATTAGGATGTTCAGTATCTAAATCTATATCTGTATGTGGAAATACATCTTTTTCTGTACTATCTGCCGTGTTAAATCCTGTTGAACGAAACTGATAATGTGGGTGTACAAACTTATGTTGATTTAATACAGGCCAAAATGACTTCTCATAACCTGTAGGTTTACCTGTTCTATTATCTTCTAATGAATAACTTACAAACGGCGTTTTACCAAATGTATTATTATCATGTCGTTTGACCATATTATATAATGTTTCAAACAAATGAGTAGGCACTTCAATATCAAGATATTCTGCAATGTCTTTTATCATAATTCTTTTTTAACACCTTCAATTAAAGGGTCTGAAAATTCTTTTGTTATTTTTCCATTTTCAATAAGATAGGCATATCTATGACTTCTCACACCAAAACTTTCTCCCCAATCTACATCTTTTTGTATAGACTTAGCAAACTTAGCTAAAGGGTCAGATACACAATCTATATCAGAATGTCCGTATAATTTATTCCATTCATGCATAACATAGGCGTCATTCACACCTACAAATACAACCTTATCAATACCTTTATTCTTTAAATATTGTAAGTTGTTTACAAAACCTGGTAAATGTTTATGTGTACAATCACCGGTAAATGCACCAGGAATACCACACATAATAATTGTTTTGTTAGTATCTAATTCATATGATTTAATATAACCATCTTTTAAATAGTATAAAGCTTTTATTTCCATTTGTCATTCCATTCATTATATTTTTTAATCCAACCGTTGACTTCATTTTTCATTGAACTTCTTAATATTTCTTTACTTTCTTTTTCAACAAAATTTAAATTATCAGGTTGTAAGTTATCCCAACAATCATTTTTTACATACATCTTCTTTACTTTACCACCTAACTTTTCTATTAACTCTTTCGTCATATCAAAGTGTCTGTCACCAGCACCTATTTTAGATGGTGTAAATGTGATTACATATATTGATTTATCCGTGATACAATAATCTTGTCCTAAATCAGCATTATAGTTTGACTTGACAACTAACCAATCCATGAAGTTTTTAAAACCTACACTATAATGACCAGAGTATTCAGGTATTGCAAAAACTATTTTATCACTCTTACGAATTTTAAAATCCAAATCATCTAACTCTTTTGGTGTTTCGCCATCTGGACCATTGACATTACAAATAGGCAAATCAATCTTAATTAAATTATCAAAGTTTAGAAAATGGTTCATCATTCTTAAACCTCTATAATTCATAGAGTCGTCACTATAACTAAATGAAATTGCTGTAATCAAATGCCGTTCTCCATAATTGTCTGTCTTTATCTTTAATAGGTGACCGTCTATGAATTGTATTTAAT